AAGGAGGCCCAAAGACAATCTCGCCGGGCGATTGGGTTACGACAGTTCGTGACTACGCAAAAGACCACGGAGAAAGCGCATTAAATGGTGATTACAAAATCATCAAGGCGCTGGTCAATGCGCGTGACATTTACACCTCTGGCGATTCCATGTTGGAGTGGGGCTATCATCCGCAGCCATGGATGCCTCAGCTGCCAAAGGTTGCTAAGTAATGCCAACCACCAAGCAAAAACTGCTCGACGCTTACCGCAAAGGCGACATGGTCTCCCTTCGCGGACTGGCGCAACAGATGCGAGCAATCGAGCATCGCGCCAACAAACTGCGCGTGGTGACTCCAGTTGCCGTGCCTGAGCCGCCGAAGCCTGCGCCTGAGCCGGTGGTAAAGCGCGAGGAACTGGTGCGCGTCATCGAAAAGACGATGGCTCCGGACGAGCAGATTCTGGAGCTTCAGCGCCAGCGCGAATTGGCTGAAATCGAACTGCGCCGGGTGCAGGCCGTTGCCGTGCAGAACGAGCAGGCCGTTGCGCTGTACTGGGCGACGGTGCTCGAGGGCGATGCCAAGAACCGCAGCGCCATGCTCGAGGTGGTGCAGGGTTTGAGCGATGCCGTCGCTGGGATGCAGAGCACGATGCAGCAGTTTCAGGCGACCATCGATTCGCTGATTGCGGCAAACGCTGCCAGCGCCAAGCGTGCTGCCGAGGCGCTGGCACGACCCAAGCGCGTCATCCGCGAAAATGGCAGAATCGTAGGCATTGAGACTGGGGGCAATTCGTGACCGTTACCTACACCACTGCCGTGAAGAACGCCCGGCTCGACGCCGTCGTGACGCAAATTGGCGGCGCAGGCGTGCTTGAGATTGGCACGACGGGCATGGCCTCCGTGCTGGCAACCATCACGCTGAATGCCACGGCAGGAACGTCCTCCGGTGGCGTGCTGACGTTCTCGGGCTTTCCGAAGTCCACGACCGCCAGCAACACCGGCACGGCAGCAGCGGCGCGAATCCGCACAGGTGGCGCGGTGGATATCGTCACGGGGCTTACGGTCGGCACGGCTGCGACGGACATCATCCTGAACAGCACCAGCATTACGTCTGGGCAGACTGTCACCATCAACTCCGCAACCATCACGCACGCGCCGTAATGGCAGGCAAGGCAACAGCGACCATTGACTTTGGAGCGACCCCGGTTGCGGAAGGGTCATTCACGGTCACGGACGCAAACATCACGACCACGACGGACGTTGAGGCGTTCGTGGTGGTAGACAGCACAGCGAACAACGACGCGGAGGCGCACCGCCACGCGGCGGCTTCGTGGCAAATGACGGTGCAGCCGGGGACGGGCGACTTCACGCTCTACGTCACCTGCCTTGTTGATTTGTGCTGGGGTCAATTCAAAATCCGCTACGCATACGCCTAAGGGGCAATCATGGGCTGGGCAAATAAACTTCTCGGGTGGACGGATAACACGGGCGCGGAGGTGAACTCCGAAGGCGCGTTGTACACCGTTGGCATTGACCCATCAGGAACGCATTACGCCGTTGCTACCAAGTCAGGAACGATTGCGGCGGCTGCGGCGGCTAACGCAACTGTGTTCGCCATGCGCCTCGACCCGGCAAGCAGCAAGCGTGCGTGGATTGACTCCATTCGGCTGCGTTGGACAACCATCACGGCATTTACGACACCAGTCACTGCCACACGCTCCATTGTCATCACTCGCGGCAACGGCGCAGCAGCATCGGGCGGCACAGCGATTGCCACCGCTACGAAGAAAGACAGCACCTATGGCGCGTCCGAATTTGACTCGGCACTGGGTGGCGATATTCGCATTGCATCTACTGGCGCTTTGACCGTCACGGGCATCACCTTTGACACCACGAACTTCGGTGAGGTCACGCTGATTCAGGCGGGCGCAGCGGGCGCGTTTTACGAGGCGGTTTACGAGCTGTCCGTCCGCAATCACCCTATCGAATTGCAAGCCGGGGAACTGATTGCTGTGCGTGTTGGGCCGTCTGCGATGGACGCTGCCGGAACGTGGGTGCTGGGCGTCGAGGTCAACTGGCGCGAAAGCACCACCGAGGGTTAAGCCATGTCGCTGCTGCTTGCGCTCATCAGCGGTGGCGGCGGCATCTCCGGTTCGCTTGCCGCTACCGAAAGCGGGTCGGATACCTTTGCGGCGTCAGGTCAACTTGGCGTTATCGGCGCACTGGCGGCGACTGAAACCGGCGCAGACACTTTTGCGGCTACCGGGTCGCTTGCCGCATTTGGCAACCTTGCCGCCACTGAAACCGGGTCGGATACTTTTGCCGCAACCGGCACGGTATCGCAGATTTTCGGGTCGCTGGCAGCGTCTGAGACGGGTTCAGACACGTTTGCCGCTGACGGCACGGTCACTGGCGATGCTACGCCGCAGGGTGGTGGCATGGGTGGCTGGGGACGGGAACGCGCCGTCCTTGAGTGGTCAATCCGCGAACGGTTGGCGCAGCAGACCCTCCAGAAGTCGCAGAGCAAACCTGCCCGGCGCATTGCCAAGGCAATGGAGGACTACAGTTCCGAGCGCATCGCCTTTGACGAACTGCGCCTGCGGACGGTCGCCCTTGCCCGCCAGTTGGAGCGCCAGCAGGGTTTGGCGGCAGACCTGCGGCAAGCGGCAAGGGACATCCGGCAGTTTATTGAGGACGAGCAGGACGCGCTGGACGCCATCCTGCTGGCAGATGCCCATGACGCTCAGGTTATCGCTGCGCTGATTTTGCACTGACGCGCAGCACGGGCAGAAAATGCGCCCAAAGGGTTCCGGCTCCCTACACAGCCGAGTTGAGGGGTCACGATATGGCAGACGATTTGAACACGACTGGCACTGAGGCAGCGGCAGACGAGGCCGAAACGCTTGATGTTCAGCAGACCGAGACGGTCGCGGACACCGAGCAAGCCGAGGACGAAGTTGTTGTGCAGATTGGGGAGGAACCGCCACCTCCGGAGGAACAGACCCGCGCCCCTGATTGGGTACGCGAGTTGCGAAAGAGCCACCGGGAACTCCAGCGACGGAACCGGGAACTTGAGGAAAAGGTGAAGGTCGTTGCGGTTGAACAGAAACCGCAGGTCGGCAAGAAGCCTACCCTTGAGGACTTGGACTACGATGCGGAGCGGTACGAAGCAGCACTGTCCAGTTGGTACGACCAGAAGCGTCGGGCCGACGAGGCAGAAGCCAAGGCCAGAGAAGCCGCCGCAGCGCAAGACCGCGCATGGCAGGCCAAACTGGACTCCTACGGCAAGGCAAAAGCCGAGCTGAAGGTGCGTGACTTTGAGGACGCTGAGTCATTTGCTCAGGAAACGTTCTCCATCACGCAGCAGGGAGTGATGCTGCAAGGTGCTGAAAACCCCGCGTTGGTCATCTACGCACTCGGCAAGAACCCGACCAAGGCCAAGGAACTCTCCTCGATTTCCGACCCCGTCAAGTTTGCCTTTGCCGTTGCCAAGTTGGAAGCCCAACTCAAGGTGACGCCGCGAAAGGCTCCCCCGCCACCGGAGCGGGCAGTCCGAGGGACTGCGCCAGTTTCGGGGACGGTTGACTCGACATTGGAGCGCCTGCGCGATGAGGCCGCACGGACGGGTGACATGAGTAAAGTCATGGCATACCGGCGGCAGCAGCGGCAGGCCAAATAACCCTTTAATTTTCGGAGTTTACGACAATGGCAAATGCTTTTTCCAAGGAAGAACGGGTCGCCTTTGAGGACATCCTTGAGGGCTTTCAGGATGCGCTCGTTCTGAGCCGCAACGTCTCGCTGTACAACACGAACAGCACCGAGATGGAGCGCACCAACAACATCATCTGGCGTCCGGCCCCGTACATCATGCAGTCCTTCACCGGCACTGACATGACCTCGAACTTCAAGGACGATGTGCAGCTCTCGGTTCCCGCCACGCTCGGCTTCAACAAGTCCGTGCCGTGGGTGCTGACCGCGACGGAACTGCGCGACGCCTTGCAGGAAGGCCGCCTTGGCTCCAGCGCCAAGCAGAAGCTCGCCAGCGATATCAACGTCGCCATCAACAACGTTGCTGCCCTTCAGGGTACGCTGGTTGTGAAGCGCACGACTGCCGCCTCGGGCTTTGACGATGTGGCCCAGTGCGACACGCTGATGAACGAAGGCGGCGTCCCGCAGTTTGACCGCTACATGGCGCTCTCCAGCCGTGACTACAACGGCATGGCGAACAACCTGTCGGCGCTGTCGCGCTCCTTCGGCAACCCGAAGTCGAACAACGCCTACGAGAAGGCGTATGTCGGCCCGGTGTCGGGCTTTGAGACGTACAAGATGGACTATGCCTACCGCAAGGCTGCACAGCTTGGCGGCGCTGGCTTGACCATCTCGACGCTTGACGCTGCCGTCAACTACTACATCCCGAAGGCGACCAGCACTGCTGGTACGGGCGAAACGGCGAACGTGGACAACCGTTACCAGACGGTCACGATTTCCAGCACCACCAACGTGGCGGCTGGCGATGCGTTCACGATTGCCAACGTCAACAACGTCCACGCCATCACCAAGCAGGACACGGGGTCGCTCAAGACCTTCCGCGTCATCTCGGTGACGAACGCCACGACGATGGTGATTTCGCCTCCCATCATCAGCAATCAGGTTGCCAACGACGCCTCGGCTCAGTACCAGAACTGCGTGGTCAACACGAAGTCGGCAACCGCTGCCATCGTCTTCCTGAACACCGTTGCCGCCCCGGTCAACGTGTTCTGGCAGAAGGACGCGCTGGAAATCCTGCCGGGCCGCTACGCGGTTCCGAATGATGCCGGTGCTGCCGTGATGCGCGGTGCGACCGACCAAGGCATCGAACTGGTGATGACCAAGCAGTACGACATCAACACGATGAAGACGAAGTACCGCTTGGACACGCTGTTCGGCGTGGTGAACAAGCAGCCGGAAATGTCCGGCATCATGCTGTTCTCGCAGACCTAATCGGTCTCGGAGGGGGCGGGTTCCTCGCCCCCTTCGCCTCATACCCCACTGTAGCCCCCGCTACGGTTTCAGGGGCAGCGTAAAACCTGCCCCGCTTTTTGGAGCAAGAGCAATGCCTTTGAAGAAGGGGTATTCCCAGAAGACCGTCAGCCGCAACGTGGCTGCGGAGATGAAGGCAGGCAAGCCGCAGAAGCAGGCTGTTGCCATCGCGCTCAACACCGCCCGCAAGGCCGCTGTGAAGGCTGGCAAGCCCGGCAAGATTGCTCCTGCCCCGAAGAAGGGCAAGTAATGGAATTCCCACGCTCGCTGTTCAAGTCCCCCGGCGACCAGTGGGTTGGCGGCGGCTCGTTTGCCATCGAACACGTTGAGGACTTGGCGCAGTACCACGCCGCCAAGAAGGCGGGCTGGTTCGATTCCGTGCCCGAGGCGCTGGACGCATGGCGCAATGGCACTCCTGTTGCCGATGACGCGCCGCCGACCCGCGACGAACTGGAACAGAAAGCCCGCGAACTCGGCATCAAGTTTGACGGACGCACCACGGATGCCGCGCTGCTGCGCCGCATTGAAGCAGCAAAGGCGTAACGCATGGCATACACCAAGCGCCAGTTTGTTGTTGCTGCCCTTGAGGAAATCGGGCTAGCCTCCTACGTCTTTGACGCGCAGCCTGAGCAGTTGCAGAGCGCCCTGACGCGCCTTGACGCGATGATGGCAAACTGGAACGGCAAGGGCATCCGGCTTGCGTACCCGCTACCGGGCAGCCCCGGCGCGTCCTCGCTGGACGAAAGTACCGCTGTTCCTGACTCGGCAAACGAGGCAGTCATCACCAACTTGGCGGTGC